CAATATATTCATCATGTGCCGAAACAAGCATTGCATCACGTTGTGCCTTATTGAAGAACCGTTTTACTGGCTCTTCAAACTTATGCATTCCGTCTGCAGGTGGTAGTATAAAGTTTTCCATTATTCGTCTATTGCTATATCAACTGCTTTTTTATTCATCTCCTTTTTAAATAATAATTTGAAAGCTTTCCTTTCTTCCTCCAAATTGGCTATTGGTTCAAATCCTTCCAATACCGATACATCATCCGTTGGCTCCATATTTGGTGGAATCATTTGAGCCCAATCAAAAGCATCATCCTCCTTATCAGCCCTGGTGTATTTACCTATCTTATCCAAACATGCTGCAATACCTTTAGCATCTTTCTCAGCTACTGCAATTTCATAGCCTTTCTTAGCACCTTCCACAATCATATACCTATACCATGTTTTAGATGCCATTGGTATATTTCCAACCATTTTTTTTATAGCTGCAACATCTCTATAAGCTTGCGAATCGGTAACACGCGTCACTATTCCACCACAACCACCTGTTAGAAAGTTTACAAGTTCAGTATCCGACTTCAAAGGATCAGTCATTAGAATAGACACACAAAGCATTAATCTATTTTTGATATTTAACTGTGTTTCTGTAAGAAATACTGAAGCATCATCTTCTGATTTGAAAAGCTGTTTTTCAATTTTTTCATATATCGTTAATTCATCTTTTACCATAATGCTTATATTAATTGTTCGCGAATATATTTTTCTGCTATCGGTTCAGCTGCTGGACTTCCATGTTTGGCTAATTTAATTACCATCTTTCGAAGTTCATATTTAGTATTCAATCTACCTTTGTGAAAAGCCATATAAATGGGTGAGCTTGTATGTGTTTTGATTATCTCTTCAAAAAATTTTCTATCTTCTACATTCAAATTAAATAAAATAGCAATTTCATGGGCAGGCATTAAAGCAGCTGCCATTTCTTCTAATAAGAGTATTTGTTCATCAGTCAATATCATAGGGTATTGATTCATTAAAATAATTATCAAATGCATTATCGTAAAAATCAAAAAACTTTCCTTTGGTAAAATAAAATCCCGCTTCAATCCGTTTTGGTTGGTTTAAATTAGCACTCCCTACAATTCCAAAGGCATGATTATCATTTTCAATCAGTAATATCTTTGAATGGTTGCTTTCAATGCGTATTTCGGATGTTATATTAGCTGCAAATAGCAATAAGCTTAGTTTGTGTCGTTTCACCATTATATCAAGCAATAGCGTAAGCTTAGTGATCATTCCGCTTTCCACCAAAAAAAACAAGGGGCGCAAACTATCTTCCGAAATACTAAATGTGGCGATCTTTACTTCAGCGGGTCCAGTTCTTTCTAAAAGAAAAGGCAATACTTCATGTATTGCCCATTCTCCTTTGTGAATAAAAGGTTCAATCGTTCCCGAACTATCAAAGCCCGGGAACAACTGTTCAAATGTTTCACTATTCAACATCGGCTACAATGGGCGTAAGTTTCAATGTGAGTTCTGCCAATTCAGTTTCATACGCGGTTAAGCGCTTCATGGCATTTTCTTTGATTACTTCACGGTCAGCAGCTTCGTACGCAGCCTTTGAGCGTGAAATGTTTTCTCTCAAATTGTCAACCCTTCTAAGCATTTGCGCTCCAGCAATAACCAAATCAGCAGAGTAAGGAGATTTCTCCACCTCAAATTCAACCGTTTTGCCTTCGCTCCAATCGTCAATTTTATCCCAGTTGGCACGGCGTTCTTCGTCCAGTTCGCACAATTGTTTTACCAACTTTTTCCGAGTGGAGTGATGCAATCCTTCTACAGAAATATCAGCATGAATACTGGCCATAATAGGAGTTATCTCCTTATTGCGGTTGTACAGCTTTTGTAGTTCCTCAGGTAAATCGTTGAAAGCAACAATCTGAATACCACGTTTTTCTTTCAAAACTTCCAATTCGCTTTCCAATGCTTCCAATTTAGCTTCGTAAACCGAAACTTCATCTTTTGCACTTTCCAAGTCATTTTCCAAATCTTCCACCTGATAATTCAGTTCTGAATTTTCATCCAGTACATCTACATTATCAGTTTTCAAATTTTCAATTTTGGATTTTAAATTAGCTATCTCAATGTTTTTGGCTTCAATGGCTTCCAAAGTGGCAGCATCCGGAGCGGATTCTTTTAGCAAAAGAGTAAGACCTTCGAAAGCCGATGGATTGGCTGTGAATTTCTGATCTATCTGAGCCACTTTATTTACCAACATGGTAAAATGAATGTCAACCGATTTAGGTTCTGACTTCACTTCACGAAAAAAAGCTTCATATTTTTTCTTGATGTCAGCCGAAGCCAACTGAGTGAAAATAGCTAAACCATCGAAGTATCTACCCGATGGTTTAGTTAGCCACTCTTGAATTGTTTTTTGCATAAAAAACTATTTAATAAGTTATTAGTCCAATAAATCTTCAAATACGATAGGCGTACCTAAGTAAATGATAGGAGCAACGGCATCAGCCGAGAATGTGAATTTGAAACCTCTACGGTCGGCACGAGCCATACCACCATCAAAAGCAGGTTTGATATAAGCCGGTACTCCTGGTTGGCCAACTAATTTTTGGTTGCCTTCCATATCTTCAAGGATTAAGTAGCCAGGAACATTGTTTACCTGACGGCAAAATGCTGCATAAGCTTTTTTGGAGCCAGCACGGAAAAACTCACCAGACTGAACAAAGGATTGACCCTCGATTTCGCCTTGATTTTCAGCACCGTATTTTACTGTTTTGTCCGTACATTGAATGTACTTAGGCTTTTCTGTTACAACTTTGAAAACAAAAGCACCAACAGCTGTAACAAATGCATCATCTTCTGAAGCATCAGTAACCGGTGCCAATGTAGGTACATCACTTACAGATGAAGCAGGAATAAAAGCAATGCGTGATTTGTAACCACCCATGTTGTCATTACCACCTTCCCAGGTCATAGGACTTAAATTTACTTTCATATTAGTATAAAGTATTAAATTTTTAAACGATTGATAATTAGAAAGAACCAGCCGATTACCGCATGATAATCGGCTGTTCTATAATTTTAGAGATTAATAGTCGCCTGACAAGTCAATGCGAGTATTTACTTGCTCGTTGGTACGGAACACTTTTTTATGTACTTCACGGATACGAACACCGTAGGCAGCTTCCAACCAATATTGGACTTCGTTAGGATCGCGGGTCCAATTTCTAACCTGAACAAATTGCTCAGACTTTGAGGTATTGTAACCAATATCCAAGTTACCCACTTTCTGTAGAATCACTTTTGATCCAGTTCCCAACACTTCATCGGTATCAACAATCAATGACGGACAAAATGCATCTTCGCGTAAAGCATCTAATACTTGCGCTAAAGTTGGCATTAGGAATGCTTTTACTTTATTGCGATAAGCATCACGTACATTTGTTAATGCAGAAAGAGTAATCAACAATTGTGGAAGTCCACCAATTGTTGATTTCAAAATAGGATTAGAAGTGCCAATAAATTCCACAAGGTTATCATAAGCACTGCTATCAGTTGCATCTACCGGAGCAGCAAAAGCACCTGTAGTAACCAAGTTACCCTGACCGGCTGCAATGTGACCTGCAGTTACCAATAAATCCAATGCAGGAAAAAATCCTGTCATAGAAGTCATAGGAGTAAGTACGGCGTTATCTCTCTCAGCGTGGAACATGGCAAAAGCCACATCTTCCGAGTGCGATTTTACAATACTATTCAAAATCAATTGCTCCTGTGGGTGCACTTTAGATTTCAAATCAAGTGGAGTTCCTGCCATTACCAATACTTTTTTATCCTTGTAGTTGGTAATGTTCTCGTTTACCTCGTATACAACCAATTCAGGTTTCAAGGCAGTTTCAAAAAACTTTGCAATCTCAGTTTGAGCAGCAAAGGCGGTACCTGGTGCATAAGGTATAGTACCTCCTGCTTTACGACGCATGCTCACAAGAACATCTTCGTTTTCAACTTCCTGAATGTTCAACTTCAATTTTGCAGCTGAAGCAGCCAATGCAAAATAAGGCAAGGTTCTAAGAAGTGGATCGTACGTTTGTGCAGCTAAGCTTAAGCCAGCTACATTTAATGTTTTAGCCATTGTTAATTATTTAGATAGGTTTATACTAATCCGGCTTCTTGCATTTTGGCTGCAATAGCCAAAGTGTTGCCTTTGTTTTTGATTGCAAATGCTAGTACATCGTCTGTAGCAGTGGCTGTAACTTCAGCAGCAGGTATTACTGCAGCTGCAGCAGCAGCACCCGGCAATTCGCTCAATGCGGTTACTTGCGATTGTAAACCATCGCGTTCAGTGGTCAATGTGGTTACGCTTGCGGTCAAAGTTTCCACAGTTGCTTCCAGTTCAGTTACACGACCTGCACTGGCAGCATCGTCGGCAGACATAGCACCCTGAATCACTTCAAGTGTTACATCCTCGGCAGTAAGTCCTTCGTTGCTTGCAACTACAGCACCAACCACCGCATCATAATTGTCTGCTTTTGCCTTCAAGGCAGCGTGGGCAGCATCAGTTAAGATTTTTGGCATGTGTTTAATTATTTAAAATAGTTTAGAAAATTTTCAAATGTATCAATTCCGTCAATAAGACCAAGGTCTAAGGCTTCTTGTGCCATATAAACTTTGCCTGTTCCCCACACTTTGCGGTCAGCTGTTAGTTTATCGCCACGGTTACTTTCAATGATCGAAATGAAGTATTCATTAAATACGTCACATACTGCTTTCAAAGCTTCTGGTTTGCCAGCAATGGCATCACGGAAATCTTTATTCTTGTCAGTGCTTTGCGTAGCATAAATTTCAATTACTTTTACGCCCAACATTTCCAATCGTTTGCTCATGTCCATAATGGTGAAGAATGTGCCAATGCTACCAATTTGCGCCCATTCACTATTGGCACATATATAATCGCATCCCGAAGCAATTCCGTAAGCTGCCGAACAGGCCATATCGTCAATGAATGCACCCACGGTTTTATTCTTCATGCCTATGGTTTCGTTCACCAATCGCATAGCATAAGCTTCACCACCTCCCGAACCAATTACCAGTACCACCGCACTGATATTGTCATTGTTGTAGCATTGTTTCAATATGTTCGATTTGGTGCGACATCCAGCTGGACCACATTCCTGATCGTTCATGGTTATCGCTCCCGAAAAATTGATAATAGCTATTGATCCTTCAGGAGCATTGTCGATAGTAGTTCTACCATCGTTACCACCGTCGGCAGACACACAAATAGAATTCCTATCGTTCAGTTCCGGCAATGGCAATTTATTGGTTACAAATTCGCCCTTTATGTAGTTAGCAATCAGTGGAAGATAGTTTGAAGCAAAAGCTTCATCCATCATCCAAATACTGTTTAATATGTTGTGAGAAAAAAGCATAATATAATTTTTAGGTATAAAAAAAGGCAGTACCAATGCAATTGAATTGCAATGATACTGCCTTAAATGTCAGTTTTAAAGGACTATAAAAGCGGAAGTTCCGAGTGTGTCATCGTTCCCGATAGCGTAAACTTCACACCACAATAACCCGTAGCACTTGCAGGGTTCAACTGTTCGGCTGTTACAGTTATAGGATTTTGCTTGTCACCTACCACCAACACATCACCATTGGCAGTGGTATATTTCAATAATATACGCCGTGCTTTGAGTTGAACCATATCCGTATAGTGGTCAAACTGGAAGCGAGGGCAATAAATAGTGCCACTTACCGGATAAGTTGATAATCCGTTTTGCTTATTCTCTACCACCACAATTTCTATTCTCCCTGGTGAAGCTGGCAAGTTTTTCCAACCTCGGCCAGAAGCAATTGATAATGCAATTCCTTTACTCAAAATGGCAGCAGTTTTTACATCCGATGCAAAAACATAATCTACCGACACTATTTTTCCGTTATTATCCATAATATTTTAATTAAAAGTTTAATAATTGACTGATATACAAACACTACAGTATTTGTACAGTATTTATACCACATATATTAGACAAAACACCGCACTTTGTGCACAAAATAAAATCAAAGTTTAACATTTTTTTTGTGCCTATATTGTCGTACTTCTCTTTGCCTATAAATTTCCCTCCAGCGGTAATAATTCTTCAGCAAAGCATCTGAAGTAATACTTTCAATCCTATAGGAGCAAATAAAAAAATGAACCGTTACATCATAATTCTGCCCTTTCTTTTTCATATCCAAAATAGTATCATGAAGCTCAGCCCAAAACAATCCCGTGATGCGTTTCTGAATGATAAGGCAGGACTTTTCAGACAGGAAGTTATAACTGGCCGGATTCTTTCTAAATCCGTCACTATCGCCATCCCTACGCTGTGGCATAATTATTTCCATATTGCCGTAATCGTGCGGTATATTCACTGGCCTACGCTGCAATAGATCATAAATAGTAATATACAAGTCGGTTTTTTGTGGGAAAGCCACCGGCTCTTTAAAGTCATCGCCCCATTTTCCAATACAATACTCCTTCAAATGCTCCTTAATTGTGATTTTTGTTGTGTTCATTTGCTCCAATTTTTGAAAATTAAAATACTAACAGTCAATTATTTAAACCCAACTACAAGATAATGAATTTACACCAAAATACCAACAAAAATACCAACTATTTTAATGATAAATTATAAATCACAATTACAGGGGCTGTTCAAAAGGACCTTTTATTTTTGTACTTTCGTGCAGAATTGACCGCTTAGCCTTGCAAGTGCTTTATTATCAATGCCTTTACACCGTACTAATTTTCGTACGAAACCGTTCAAAATTTTTTTTTTCGTACAAATCGCTATTTCGTGCAGAATAGTACAAATCGTGCAATTTCGTACGAATTTCGTACGAAGATAAAAAACTGATTTTCAAAAGTTTATAATTCAAAAATTGCAAAAAGTTCAAACGTACAAAAATATTCCCTTTTTTTAATAGGTCTATTTTCAAAAAGAGAAAACTATTAAAAAAAGAAATATTATATATGTATCTCGCTGTTTTGTAATTATTTATATTGATTATTTTGGATCCATTTGATCCTCGGATTTGTCCGCCTTTTTGTTGGCACGAAGGATGATTTTGGAACGATTGAACCGATTGGCCGAAACGCATGTACAAATGTCCCATTTTTTTACTTACGGGAGTAAAGGGGTGCAGGGGAAAACAGAATACACCCCTAACCCCTAAAGGGGAATAAGAAATAATAGTTTCGTCAAACTTGTTTGCTCCTAAAACAAGAAAAGCCTACCGGAAAGGTAGGCTTTAGGATTAGTATTGATTTCTAATCGAGAATAACCCAATCTTCTGAAAGCATATCTGTTTGAGAGGCTAACCACCCATTTACAATAGTTCCGTCAGCTGCTTTCATGCACAAATAAGCTGTAAATTTCACATTATCACCTTCTGCAACTGGTATTCTTTTACCGTCTTGGTCGATAATGTCTTGCAGATAAAAGTCTTTTACGCTTTGTGGTAGTGATTTTACTTTATCAACTACAAATTCAACATTTAATTCGTCAGTAGGGCGCATAAAAATGAACATACCTTTTCCGTTCCAACCCTCACGGGCTACCATTTTACCTTGTTTTAAGGCTTCTAATGCAGTTCCGAATGAAATCAAGTCAATATCATTTTCACCCTGAGCAAGCTTAATGTCGAGATAATACTCTTTTCCTTGCTCGAAAACTTCACTTGCAGGGGTTTCGTAACTAATATACAATTGCAAATTTCCCGAAGGGGTATATTTTGCAAATGACTTGTTTTCTTCACTGCCTGAAATAACAGGAGAAAACGAAACTACCTTTTGCGAGTATGTTGGTTGGTCTTCAACATTTGTACATACGAATTTAGCTCTTACTTTAGTCATAATAAAAAAAGGATTTTACAAAGCCCGTCCAAGGCTATATTTTAAAATAAATCAATACATGCTTAATTCCCCTTTAGGGGTTAGGGGTTCTCTCTTATAAATAATTAGCATAATACGCTTCGCATATAAATTCAAACTCCGCTGGGAGTTTCTTAGCTCCCACCATTACCGCTAAGCCACGGGCTGCAAGTTCGTACAGCTGTTGGTTCATTAAGGGTGAAGTGCGGAAGTTGTGCAGTTCTGCCAGGACATAGTATGCATCGGGCATATTGCACTCATAAGGCGAAGGCTTTATAAGCTTTCCGGCATCACTGGCCGTAATGGCAAAGCCTTTTTCTACAGCCATTTTTTGCAGTATCTTTCTGCGTACCTCGTAATCGGGGTCAATGGCCACTGATATTTTGTTTTGCAGTTTCATTACCCTATTACTTTTTCGTAAATTTCATAATTTCCCAAATCACCATCTTTCAATCCCATTACGTGATCCAACATTTTGCCTTCGGCTGTTTCTTCTTCGCTATCCTGTGCGGATAGGAAGAAGTTTTTGCTGCTGTCTAATAAATAGACTATATAGTATTTTGTCATCGTTCTATCCGTTTAAAATCGTAAATAAATACCCATGGATTAGACTTATATGATTCTTCACCGTTTATTTTCTGCCAAAGCGAAAAGAAAGAACCTCTTGCTGTAGCACAAGAACCATTTTTACCATCGAACTCATAATCAAAATAGGCTTCATCTTTTTCAATTACTTTTATTCCCTCATTAATTGCATCCTGTTCACTTATATCATGCAACCGTTCACACCTCACGCCAGTACATTCTAGCCAAATACGAGCTGCTACTTTTGGCATAAATAAGGAAGATTTCCATTTCCCTGAAACATGTTTACTGTCAATATCACAATCAATACCATTTGGATAATCGGCTTTGTAATAGTAATCTTTTTCAACGCCGTCGAATAAAACAGGCTCGCAAAATGTTTCCTTTACCCAAATATGATCACCTTTTTGATAGCGAGGTTTCATTCTATCAGAATATCCATTTTTATTGAAGAATAGAACTCCCTTATCACTCCAATCTTCTGTTATAGTCCAGTCATCCGGATTCTCATTCACTTTTTCCAAACCCGCTGTTCTGCGAGTTTGGTTCTTATTTCCGGCTATATTGGATTGCACCATTTCTGTTTTGAATAAAATAGGTAGTTCTCTCATGGCTCGTTTATTATTTCTACCAAATCACTCACGGCATGTATGCCACCTTCTTCATTTTCTATAGTTTGTACCCCACGTTGGGTAATGAGCGATTTCATTCTAATAATGCGACCTGTGTCGGTTCTAAACTCCTTCAGGTACTTGAATTTGATTGGTTTCATTTTCTCAATTTTTTAAGTTCGCGTTCTAATTCTCTGATTTTATTCATTAGTTCTATCACTAAATCTTCATGCTCCAGGTACCATTCTTCAGCATCTGCATTAATGGTGTCAATGTGTGCGTTCATTTCTGCAATTACTCCTTCTACATCGGGAGCCGTCCAACTGGTAATGTGCCAGCAATTGCACTTATGACATAAATATGATCTTGCTGTTTTGGCATCTTCCTCATTGGATCGTTTTTTTATGTGGAAGTCGGCAGCTTCTTTTGTTCCAAAATACACCTTCTTACAAATGTTTTTCGTCTCAAAAATCTTGATTATTTTTCTTTGTGGTTTCATGATTCCTAATTATTTACGTTCTATTTGTCTTTTTATCTGTGAAACTTGTACGGGCGTTCATGCCCTTTTCGTTTTTTCTGATTGTTTAATTCATAACCCTGAAATGCTGTAGCTAATTTTTCAAAAGATTCAGCAGCTTGCTGCATTGTAATTTTCATAGGATTATAAGTTCCTTGAAGAATTGTAAGCTCCAGCGATAATCCTTCTCTATCAAATGGTAGATCAGGTATTGTAGGTAAATGTGGATAGCTTACAATATCTTCGTGTGAAATAACTATGGTTCTAGCGTGATCTCTGGTTCTATCGTGATCTATTCCACAATAGATATCTGAAAAGCCACCGCTAATGATTCCGATACGTTTATTAGTCTTAATAATCTGCTTTGCTTGCTCCCAGTCCTCCCGATCAATGATAACATGATTTTTATCTAGACCTAGTTCTTTTTCTTTACGAGGGTGATTATGTAAAAAAATTGATTCGTTCATGATTTCTAATTATTTAATTGATAATTAAATTAGTGAAGTTGGAATTTCACAATAATGAGTAACATAACTATCACAAAGTTCACTGATATTTTTATGCTGACTAACTAAAAAATCAGAGTTATTTTCTAATAAATAGGCAATTTGTCCATATTCTAAAGATTCCTCACCTGAAGTAAGCTTGTCATTAAAAAACTGTATTTTATCCTTAGTTCTCCATGTCGTTTCAGCTCTCCAAAGTACATCTACCCCAATAGCAGGAAGGCTAAATTCAACACTTTTAAATTTCAATTCATGTAGTTTTGCTTCTTTTGCTCCATTTATGAAAGCTTGTTGCTTTTGTTCCTGATCTAAATTAAATTGACCATTCCATGAGTTTGCCGGATAACATTCTTTTGCTCTATCTTCAATTGTTTTCATGATGCCTTATATTTAAGCAATTGAAATTTTAAATCTTCAATAGGAAGTGCAACTGTAGTAATTGTTTCGCTGTCAATATATCCTTCTGGAATACAGATATATGCTTCTGGAAACTCTTTTTGGATACCCTTGTAAGTTTTTAATGATAGAAGTGTAGCTTCTATTTTTCTTCTTAGAAAGTCTTTTTCGTCTACTAAGTCTTTTAATTCGAGATTTAAGGTGTTGTATTTGTCAAAATCAACCTTCGAAACTTCAATTTCCGACCAATCACCTGGAATTGAATTTTTAAGATATATTCTGTCGTAACATCTAAGTTCACCGCATGAAACTATAAATCCATTATCAACTCTAAAATAGTGTTTAAATTTAACATTGCTGTAAAGCGTTGCAATCTCAGAAGGAATCAACTTATCTGCATAAGGTTGTATTATGCTTTTAATTTCAGTTTGAACGCTACTAATCTTTTCGTTCATTGCATTTTCAGCCATAATTTTAGCTGTTCTTTTTGCTGCATCTTTTGTTACTCTACTCATGATTTTAATTTTTAAATTGTTGTTTTTATATTTGTTTTTAAAATGGTTTATCTTCAGTTCCAGGTACTTTTTCATTCCCTTCTACCATCACCGCCGTATCTGTGGCTGTTACTGGCCTTGTGCCAATGTAGAAGTATTCCACACCACCGCTTTTATCGTCCAGCTCCGGACGGCCGTCATTGTCGTACTTCAATGGTTTACCGCTCATGTCGTCGTACAGGTGGGCGTTGAATTTGTAGTTTTTCCATGTACAGAATGTTTTCACCTTGTTTTTGAAGTTGGTAGGGCTAACCAATTTTGGGGGCAACTGTGAGTATTTCAGATATTCGTCATACAATGTTCTGCGTACCATTCGCTTGTCTAGCTTTTCGGTATCACTAAAGTATTCATCTGCCCAACTGAGGAACGTTTCCCCCATTTGTTGCCTGTATTGTCGTAACTCTACCCTGTCACCAGGTGCTTGCACTACTCCGTATTTTAGGTATATTTGAATGCAACTACTCAAAAAGTTCCAGAACAAATTCCACTGGCTATAATCCCAATCGTCGAAAAACAAACCGCCAAAATCGTCCTTTGGTTGGTGCGTATCGTTGTAAAAATCGCTAAAGGCGATAATCCATTGCCTTGCGCTGTATGACGAACCTTGACCGTTCAATGCATGATTGGTTGGTATATAAATCTTGGGGCTTTGTGCAAACGGAATAGTGGCACGTCCACCGCCTTTGTAGTTTACCTTCCAATCGCCGGTAATGCATGGGAAAAGGAATTCTATATTAAAATTTACCCGCACATCGTCCACAAAAACCAGCTTTGTTTTGTCCGTCATTTCCGTCCAAAGGAAAGTATCACCTTCAATATCCTTTGTTTTGCCACTAATGTACAATGTCGGTATCACCTGTGTGAGTGCGTCGCCAATTAGCGATTTACCTGTACGTCCGTTCGATTCTCCAATCTCCGATTGCTTACCGTCCATGGCTATTACCGCACGCGGTACGCTTTTATCTTTGCTGCTCAAAAGCAAGTAACCCAATGCAGCCAATTTGGATATTAAGTGAGCGTTGTTTTCTTCCAGTTCCACAGGCTCAATCATCACATCCTTTTGCCCTTCGGCCAACTGCTTTTCTTTGCGCCATGTGTAATTACTGGCATTGATCAGGAACTGGAGGAACTGACAATGTTTGGCTTCTGCGCTCAGTGTATATTCCCACTTATTATCATCTACCAACAATACGTTTATCATTGGTTCTTTCAGCATTTTGGGTTCAAAGGCTTGTTTGCTTTCTTCCCATATATTGTAGGTTATTTCGGTGTAATCAATCTGTTTTGCGCCTATAGCGTTTATTTCCCACACAAACGAATTGAAATAAAATCGGTGTTTTGCACGGTCGGGAGTTTCAAACACTGGTTCAATGTAATTTAGATCACTCAGTTTATCGGGCCCCAAATACTGTGGCCCACCTTTGTGAAGCATTTGCAACACTCCTTTTTTGCCAATCTTCCGGATAAAGTCTTTCACGTAATCCCGCACATCATTGTGAGTTACCAAACTAATAGTTGGGTGCTGAACGTGGCAAAACTTCACAGTGCCATCTATACTCCTATAGCGACCAAAACCACGATTTTGCAGAAACACCAAATTGTTTTCGTACTGAAATTCGTAAATGGTTTTGTAGTTTTCTCCTACTTTTTTTTGGGTTTCTTCCCAAAACTGTTCGTCAAATTCAATCGGTTGAGCCGATTCTATGTCTCCTTTTTCGTTCAGTCGCCAAATATATTTCCCTATTTTGAATTCAGGAAATCCCTGCAGTACTTCGCGGTGGAGCTTGGCAAACTGTTTTACGTTGTTCAAGCACCACAGTTCTTCCAACTTGCTATCTGGCCATGTAGTTATTTTGAACATCCTCAGGTAATTTCCCTCCAGGTTCTTTTCGCACATCAACCTTTCAATGTCCGCCTTAATATCGTCGGGGCTTGCCTTCAGCGTTTTTACCAACAGATCATCAATGCCCTTTACATCGTTGTCATTTGGTTTTACGTGGCCAATATAAATTTCAACATATATCTTCCTTATTTTCAAGGCGTACATGTATTCTTTGTAATTTTTGGCAGCATAATAAAAAGTCCGTGGGCGTTGCTCTACGCTGTCACTAATCTTTATGTGGTGGCTCAAATCGTTCCAATCGGCATCAAACAGCAATACCACTTCTTTTACTTCCAGTTTCTGAATGATCTTTATCAAATCTTCCGGGAGCTTTCCTTTTTGGGCAATGTTGTGTATTCCGGATAGACCAACCGACATCACGCCATGTTTACACGCTTTTTCAGCTTTCTTTTCGCCTTCTTGCAAAAACAAGCGGTCCAGCGTTTCGCCTTTGCGGTACATTTCGCGTATCTTTTGCGGGATGTACAGGAACGTGCCACTTCCGTATGGCGATTTGTATTTGGCTGGCTTTCCGTCCTTGTCGCAATGTTCCTCCGGAAACTGAAAGCGAACGCGAAAGAATACTTTCCTTTTGCCCGTTGGTTTTTTCTTGATTACTTCATCGTACATACACGGATTGCCTTCTATGTCATAATACTCTATTACCATATCGTCGCCATTGCTGTCAACTTCACCATTTGGTGCAATGGTACCACTGCTGAAAATAGGCTTTGCGGTAGTTGTTTTAGTTTCGGTTATGGAAATAATTGGAGCTTCCACATCCTTTGCCGTCAATCCGGATTCCTCCAGCATACGAGCACAATAAGTAGAACTTTTCTTTTCCACTATCTTTTTAGGCAATTTCTTGGTGGGCTTTTCGTCCACTTCAGCCACTACGCTAAATTTGCGGTTAATGTGTTCCAGTGCTTGTATGTAGGTTTTGTTTTCCGAGGTCATAAGGAAAGAAACCGCAGAATTTCCTTTTACATCACATTTGAAGCATTTGTAAATACATTTAGTAGGATTTAGTTCAAATTTAGTTGGCGATCCACAACCAGGACATTGACCTACATATCTCGAGTCACTTTTTTTGGTCAGCTGCACGAAATCCCCAATTACATCCACCAGTCTATTGTTGTGCTCAAGTATTTTATCTGTGTCTATTTTACTGTAGTACATGTGTCGAATAGTTCTAGTTGTCTGATATTCATTGCTGTTTTGCGGTCAACCTGCAAATGGTCGCACACCGCCTTGTATTCTTTCTCTGTAATAATCCGTTCGCCACGGTACAGCTGCCACCATCGGCCACGCTTGATGCCGGTAAGTTCAAAAAACTGAGGTGTAGGCATAAAGTACTCAGGATAGGTGAATTTGGCAGTAATAACCCTTAGCGTTATATTATCCTTGTTGATGTTGAACCTTCGGCTCCGATGCAGGAATAGCCTCAATTCCTCCTGTTTCACTCCCAGTATCAGTGCCATTTCGTTCAGCGGCTTTTTCCCTACGTTTTCTGTCAAGTAAGGCAAGTGTTTTTTCCATTTCTCGTGCATCGAAGTTTCTTTTTATGATTGTATGTTCTGGGTTCATTTGGTAGCAGCATTTACTTTCGGAAATAAAGCAACATGCTATTTTTATAAAAATATCTATATTCTCAGGCTTCACCCATTTTTCCACATTCACCATTTCGCCAATGGCCAATGATTGAAGTAAATCGTAAACCTGTCGTTTATATCCCCAAAATGATTTCTCACCCATTTTGTGAATATATTCCTTTATCCATGTGTCGTCGGATAAAGAAGTGGGAGCGTGGTGGGATAGGTTCATGGCTTATTAATTTCTTCGAAACGTCCATTTTTACCATCGCCTCTATTCCAGTTTACACAAGGAATAGGATGTGGGCAATTCATATCACCTTCACTCTTAAATGAGCATTTAGAACATGCTTCTTTAGTTGTAGCGACAAAACCATGATTTACATTAAATTTAGAATCGAAAATTACATTTTGGTCGGGTGAAATGGTGAATCTGTTCATTTTGGTTTTGTTTTAAAATTGAAATGTTCTGAAAATAGTGTCAGACTGATATCCTTTTTCTAATTCAATAATAACAGTCTGTATTCTTGCATACTGGAATGTTTTTCGGGGTAATGCCGTTAATGATTTAATTCCAAAATCTTTCAGGTACCGCATTCTTACATCGCTATCACTAAGCGTAAACCAGGGCATTAATGCAATTACATTGTTACTCATTTTCATGCACTCAGTAAGCATGTAATATCCAAGTCTCATTCCTTTTATTTCGGCTTCCTCAGGAGCGTTTCTCATATCAGCCGATTTACTTGAAAATGGTGGATTCATAATTATACAATCAAATCTTGACTTATTATCCAGTAGAAAAAAATCGTCTGCAGCAGTAATCTGATATCTATCTATTTTGGACAATGATCGGACTATATTCCCAAGTCCAGGAGTTGGCTCTAAAAGCTTAATTGCATTATTAGGAACTAATGAAGCCATATAGTCGCAAACTGCTATTGGTGTTTGAAAATTTGAATCTATTTCTATCATAGCACTTTTAAAAATTTATCATTAATGGAATAATAGCCCCACAATCGGGGCAGTATCTCAAGTTGCATTTAGCGCAAAACACACTATTGCAAATGTGGCAGGTAATATCGGTGCAATGGCTCATGCTGTAAGTATCAAAATGGTACAACCAATCAAAACCAATACGCAAGCGGTGAAGTAAGCCCATTGCAGAGCGTTTCTTGTTTCAGTTTTCATGGCTTAAAATGTAACCTGATTAATAAACTCCACTGCCAATGAATAAAGTAGGCATCCAAAAATAAATACTACTAAACTTACAGCTAAAATAGTAGCTCTTAATTCGTCTAATTCGTCGGCTTTTCTGTGTGCTTCACACTCAAACTGTCTTTTTGTTGATTCTTTCATACTAGTGTTATTTCCATTATTTCTACTAAATCATTCATAAATATCTCATAATCATAATTATCATACACATACAACGTGTATCCGCCAAAGCTATCTGCGTAATTGAAAATGGAAACCACTTTTTTTACAAAAGGGTGATCGTTTAAAAAAGTGATTAATTGAACATATTTCGTTGTATCAAAATTTGAAACCAGGTTCAAGGTATTATCTTTCACCTTACCTATTTTTATTTCAAATTTTCCGTCGGGACTTGTTGCTACCAATTGTGGGATCAATGTTTCAGTCATATTATTTTGAGGGTTTATACCAGTGCTGTTTTAGCGTTTACACTGACTATTAGTTTATTAGATAGTATTAATTTTGTTTTGCAAAAACTACCACTCCCACCATGGTTACCGCTAGTGACTTACAAGTAGTCGGGGACGGTGAGAGTGAGATAGTTTAGTTTGAAAAAAAGAGAGGGATTTTAACCCGCCGTAAGACTTCCGGCTCCAATTACAGAAAAATCAATATCAAGTGACACGTTGGTTTTATTGTCCTATTTCTCTCTTTTTTATGTGGTTTATTTCAGAACAAAGCAGTCTTTAAAATATACTTTTTCGATAAATTGGTGGCCAAAAACATATTGAATGAAACGGAAACCATCATTCTCAACAGTGTATATCATGCAATAAAGTCCTTTGTTTCCTTTTTTAATATGCCTTTTCAAAATCGGATCATTTGCCAATCTAAATGTACCATCTAGCGGATCAAGCAACTGAAATTCTTCGCCCGCTTCAAATTCTTCACGGGATATTGGGGTTGGAGTAGTAGCCATGTTATTCATCAGTATTTATTTTTTAATTGAAAAATATCCTTTCTTACCATCAATTCTTTGTTCGTGAGCAGTATATGAACAAGGAATTGGCTGACATACTTTTTCATGAAAATAACATTTAGTACATCTATTTGAATTACATTCTACAAATTCTAATGCTTGACCATTTTGTATAATTACATTTTGATCTCTAGATATACTTTCAATTCCCCATTGATGAAGATTAATCATTATTCTTCAGTAAAAATGGTTTTACCTGCTATTTCTTCAATAACTTTTTGCGCCAATGGCGGAACGGCAGTTCTACCCATTAGCCAGTTATTATACTTTTCATTATTAATTGCACATTCGTCAATTATGCGAGTTCTAATCGCTGGCATTTCTCCTACAGTGAGAGAAAGAATGTAAATTCGAAACTTATTCATATATTTGCGTGTTGTAAGTAATATTACGGTGCAAATGTATAGTATTATATTCGATTATGGAAACATTTATGCGATAAAAAACATATTTATTTTCGATAAATCCCTAATGTATTGATTATAAGTTATATATAAATATGTCAAAATGGAAACTTTAAGGAATATAAAGACAATAAGGAAGGTAAAAAACTTAACTCAAAACCAGATAGCAGTTGCTTTAGGGATTGAAACTAGTGCTTATTCCAAAATAGAGAGTGGATTTAGGGAACTAAAGGTTAGTGAACTTTCCATAATCGCACATACTTTAGGTGTCAGAGTGATAGATTTACATACTTATCCAGACATTTACGAAAAAAAATCAGAAAATAATTTCGTATTATCCGAACCACCTCCAGTCTACGAAAAAACAGAAACGAAAGAAAACCCGTACAAACTTTTGTACGAGCTTCAAAAAGAAATGACAGAAATGGTACAGGAGAATGAGCGCCTAAAAAACGATGCTGCAATAGGGAAGATTGCCAGAACCGGCTAAAAATGCGCTACTGTTTACAGTTTGTAGGATAAAAAAAAATATACTTTTGCATCCCGATTGTAACCCATTGATAATTAATAGACTGGTAATAAGGAGTGAAAAGAGTACGCCAGGTACCTCAAAACCCCAAAAGCTCACAGTCTTAACGACTGTGAGCTTTTGCGTTTTAGGTATCTATCAAATAGTTACGACCCAACCACAATACAAAAACATTAACGAACTATCGGACTTTTGTAGCCCGGCAGGTACAAAAGTAGAACGCTATGATTACGATTAAAAAGTATTTGAGGTGCGATAATAAGGAAAAGACATCCGGTTATGTTTCGATTTCATTTTACGTGAAGCGCGAAAAAGTAAGCTTCAGTACCAAAATTGCATGTGAAGTTAAAAATTGGAATGAAAAAATATGCTACGTAAAAGCATCGGATAGAGATGCATCGGATAAGAACCTGATCATTGATAAGATTCTTTCCAGGATCAATGACGTAATCGTGAAGTATCGGTTAAGAAATAAGGAGCTGACACGTGCAGGGTTTTGGAGAATGTATAACAGGCCAGACGATTTTGAAAACTTCTTTAAATTTTGCGATGATTATCAGCGTAAAATTGGAGTGTATACCGAACTGGTTACGCTCCAACAACACCGCACGGCATTGAATAAGCTAAAGGACTTCATTCCTGATTTGCATTTCGACGATTTTACGCTCGAATTACTGACTACTTTCTATCATAATGTTTTGCGGAGAACGGTGTGTGAAAACACAGCGTTCAAAAACATGACACACATACGAAAGTATGTAAATGCAGCCGTTAAGGCAGGATACATGGACGAAAACCCATTTTCGGAATTTCCAATTAAGCGCACAAAAGCAAATTACACCTATCTGGAGGAAGTGGAAGTGCAGCGATTGATGGATTTGTACCGATCGGGCGATTTGGCCGAGAAATACCACAAAACACTACAGTTCTTCTTATACGAATGCCTGAGTAGCCAGCATGTTGGCGATGCGCTGCCTATGCAGCTGGAGCAATTCAACGAAAACACTTTTAGCTATTATCGCGTAAAACTACGACACAGCAAACCCGAACTGGTTACTGTGCCAATATCCGGAAGTCTACGGGACCATATAAAATCGATAGTTGGATTCCGCAAGCATGGTAAGATATTCGAATCAATGCCAGCTGATCAAACAATGAATAGATTTCTGAAAGAAATATGCAAACGTGACGATGTGAAGATTAGTAAGAACATATCGCACAAAACAGGTCGCCACACATTTGCTACTTTTTACCTGGACAAAACAAAGGATTTGAACTCCCTGCGGGACATCCTTGGTCATTCGGATATTAGGGAAACACTTATTTACGCCCATGTTTTGGAAAGCAGCAAAATGAAAAGTATTGATTGTTTTGATGTGTTTCAAGAAAAGTAACCCCTACCATTAAAACCCCAAAAAAAACCGTACAATTGAACAATCGTACGGTTTTTTCTATTATTTCAAACTTCCTTTTGCAAGTGATTTATCTCTTAGCAATACTTGTTTTTCAAACTCAGAAAGTAACATGAATGCTTTAACTCCATTCGTTATCAAGTATTCAAGTAAAGCACTATTCCGTTCTATAACTGAGATTAATAATGTAGTATTATCAGCTGGAGCACTGCCCGAACCACTACCACCAGTACCACCCAGCGCATCGTAATTTCCGTCTGCACGTTGCGAAACTCTATTTTTACGGATAGCATCCAGCACGTAAGGTGCATTCATGCGTAAGTTCCTGAGGGTTGGATTATCAACAATCAATTCATCACCACGCTCAAACATGAGTGTAGGGGTAGAACCTATTCCAGTACGAGCCACACCACCATAAGGAACATTCCGGTACGTTCTGCCATCGTCGGCACCCATTACATCCCAACGGCCGTTTGCAGCTTGTGGTGTAGAAACTACCCTGGCACCTGTAGAAACTGTATCGCCACCACCACCGATTGCACTACTATCTAATGTAGTAGCTTGTATTGCTGCATTTTGCTTTAGAATAGTGCCAACTTGAAATGTGGTAATACCACCAACTAATACAGCTGCTATTGCTCCACCTATAGGTCCTAACTGTGCAAATGCTTGTACAATGGCCAATCCACCAGCTGCCACCGCTTGAGCTACTTTCAATACTGTATCGGCACTGGATTGTTTCTTTTTTAAATCGAGTTCTTTTTGTGCATATTTCTGATTAATATCTTCGCGAGCCTGTGCATTATCTCCGGCATTGGTCAACTCACGTTGTTTATCTGCCTCCAATGCAGCTGCTTTGTATTGAAAATACTGATCGTTTACTTGTACAGCTACAGCCAATGCAGTTTGCACCACATCTCCAATAGCTGTTCCCCAATCTGTCCAACTTTTTAAATCACCATTTTTCAGTTTATCAAGGCTTTCGGTAAATGAAGTAAACATGTTGCCAATTTCGCTAAAACTGTCACCAAATATCCCCTTCATTCGTTC